TCTATATGAAGCTTCGTAGTATTGTAACATATCTGCGGGACCTTTCAAGTACCCATATGCCTCCACAAGACAGGCATATAAAAGAAGATCCTGATATTTATTAGACACATAAGTTCCGTTTGTTGCCGCTGCGGCTCCGGTTGGTTGTGTTGTATCTGTTATACTAAAAGGTTGTTTGACATAAGCTAATGTTATCTCATAATTGGCATTTGGTGTGGGTGCCACAACCCAGAAATTAGCATCCCAATTAGCGTAATATTTAGGAATTCCTGATTGTGTGTTGGGGGTATCATAGAAAGTTGCCATGTAACTAGCATCCTTTTTCTCAAGGAAAGTCTGTGCGTTGGGTGAAACGTTCGTGTCTTTCAATTGAACATATCTAATTATTCTAAGATCTGATGGTATTGTCACATATCTGTTTCCAGCCACTAGAGTAGATGTTGCATAGAATCTATTATCATCAGAGTCAGCCTCTCTATATATCCTGTTCTCTGCATTTTTTATGATCGGATCTAGAACAGAATCAGAGAATACCGTGTCATCTACCTCTGTATAATTTCTTATATCGGTCTGTAAGTTAGCTAAAGTATATGCCATTACGATACCAACTCCTGACAATTAGGACAGGATTTTCTAAATCTTAGATGACTGTCACAATGTTTTTTAAGTTCATCCTCATTTTTAAGAACAAGCATATCTGGCTCCTCTGATTTTGTAAAATATTCTATGTGTTCATCCATATTCTCTGGACATTGACATTGTTTGATATGAAAAATTTTACATATCCATTTTTTTATAAATTTTATCATGCGCTTACTGTGACTGGCCCTGCTGAAGCTATGTCACCTCCTCCTTCTTGTGTTGTCGAAGCCGTAACTCCTGACACGAATGTATAACTATTATCATCAACTTTAGTAATTGTATACCCTGAAGCAGCATTTATTGTTGCCGCTGGAACATTTATAACATTAGTTGAATCTCTAAATCTGACTGTCTCACCTGTAGATCTACCGTGATCAGGTTCATTCACAGTCACAACTGTGGATGCACTTGTGATCGTGAAAGGGTTTGCAGGTAAAAGATTAGGGACTGCTGTCTCAATTCTGTCAGGTCTCACATGTCTAAGAGATATAGCATCACCATTCATGGGTTTTGGTTCCAATTGTGGCTGCTTTGGTTCAAACTCTGAGATATGAACAAAGGATCCGTTCCATTCTCTGACCATCTCTTTGTATGGAAATTCCATACCAGATCTATCTGATATCGCTCTTGCATATTTACCTGTTGCGTACTTTGCCATTATGTTCCTGGGTAATAAGCTTTAGGTGTAATGTATGTACTAGAAGCTGACCCATCCTCCTGTAGTGCTCTTTGAAACTCATCTTCATAAACCAATTTCATTCCTTGCATAAGTTGTGGTGCATACTTCATTGATAGATAATATGCCAGACCCGATACCATGCAAGGGACAAATCTAAACGGAACATCGGTTGCGTTAGTGTATGCTCCTATATCTTGAATTCTTTTTATAAAAAAGAAATGCATGTCTTTTGATGCATTACTTGAATCTGGTGTTGGATAGATATGTATTCTAACCTTATCGATAAATCTCTCTACCCAGTATTGATTAGGTGTTCCCTTAGATAATTTATTTGAGAACCCCGCATATGTGGATCTGTCCACCTTTGTCATGGGACTATCTGATTGTGTTGTCTGAGTTCTGTTAGATCTTAATTGTGCTTCTAAAACATCTGATATACCAAATACGCTTGCGGGTGCAGTTGTGGTTGCACTAGTGCCATCAGCTGAGGATCTAAAAAAATCATAGTCTGACTGACCTTCAATTAAATCTAGATTCGTGTCTCCTATCTCCCAATAGTGAATACCTCTATTACCCCACTCTTGAAACATTATGTTAAGGGATCTTCTAGATGTTTTTAATTGATAGCCGGATACGTTTTGAATACCTAATCTTTCAAAAGCTTCTTCTATTATCTCATCGATAGAAAAAGTTTTATCGAATGTAGTTGTACCCGAGGTAGTGTTAGCCATTTAACCTCCTAGCCAGTATAACCTAAAGTGACCGATCCTGTTCCAGTTACATCTGCAAAGATAGTTGTTTCAAATCTAATGCCATTTCCTGGTACATAGATATCTAATCCTTCACTTCCAAAAGTAGCTTCAAATTTAATATCTCCAGACGCAGATGTTGCATCATAAAGTTTTACATTTGTAATACCTGTGGCTTGAATATATGTAACTCTAGCAGGACCAATATTAGTAGATCCTCCTGAAACAGTTTTTACCTGTCCATCAGCTGTAAGTGTTGTAAATTTCTGATCTGAACTCATATTTTTCTCCGTTAAAATTTATGTGGGGCCAAAACCCCACACTAATTATTTATTACGCTATTGTTGCACCTTGAGTTGAACTTGCAATCCAACCGACAGTACTGTTCCAAACTAAAGTAGCTGACTCTCCTACTGCATCGAAAGTAATTGTAGTTCCGTTTGCAAAATTAGTTGGAGTTAAAGTTCCATCTCCACCGTCAACAATCATGTTAACAATTTTAATTTGACCTGAAGTTGTACCATCAGCTAAAGTCAATGCATTAGCTCCAGTAGTAGTCAGTTCAGTTACCAAATTATCTAGGTCAACTGCACCTGCTCCTGATAAAGATTGAACACCACCTCTAATAGCTTTTCCGTAAGCTGCATTAGATGTGATTGCACCTGTTTCTGCGTTTTTTGTTATGTCTTCAAAACCGTTTTCTGATCGTACCGGTCCCGAAAATGTAGTATTTGCCATAATTTTATCCTCCTAGTTTCCGAACATAGTCTCTAGGCCGTCGACTATACGCGTCTATGTTCTAATTAATTGTATAGTGATAAAACTATATACTAGTTTTGATTAGAGCGCAAGAGAGCCTATAGTGTGAATTGAATTTATTCAACGATGTAGCTTTTTATTAAGTAGCTACAGAAACTTGAGGAGCTGCCTCTTCGATCTTATTTTGCATATGCTCTTTTTTAGCTTCTGCAAGTTTAATATGGCTAATTACATCTCTGACTCTTCTGTCAATCTTAACCATATTGAGAGTATATCTACCCTCTTTAAGATGCTCTTGCTCCCACTCCAGATCTAGTCCCTTCTTCTTTGTGTAAAGGGTCTCCAGATGTTGCATTATCGCCTCCATTAATAACCTCCTCATAGGTTATTCGGTTAACCTTGGGATCCATCATTTCTCCAAGATACTCCCATTTTGTATCAGATTTTCCCAATTTGTCAATAATAGCATTTTCTATATCTATCGGTCCATCTAAACAATTAATGATAAACTCTGTGCCGTATTGATAGGCACATATTTTTACAAGAAAATTTTTAGGCTGCATTTTTCCTTTCTATTTGTTGATTGTGGCGGGATTGTGTCCCGCCACAAAAAATTTACTGATTACGCACCTTCAACGCCATAGATACCTCTGAAATCAGATACGCCGAAGCTGTATCTTTCTCTCGCTTTGTATCTAA